ATAATCTTGAAGCTATGTCGAGGGCTGACCACAACCGCGTTCACACCCTTGGCAGACCGGCTAGCCAGCGGCAACGAGCCAAGGCAAGATCTCTGCGTGAGCAGCAGTGGCGTGACGCAAAGTACGTCCAGTGTGTGTGCGCTGAATGCGGGGCCGCGTTTGAATCAAGATCACAAAGCAAGCCCCGCCTTACGTGCAGCCTCAGGTGCATGGAGCGCAGACGTAACCGTGACCCTATGCGCCGTGCAGCAGGTTCGTGCGCTGCCAGGAAGGCACGCCGTTTACAATCTGAAGGTGCAGGGGCAGCCTGAGTTCTTCGCCAACGGCATCCTGGTCCATAACTGCGACGAGCTGGCGGCGTGGGGTGAGGACGGCAAGGTCGATCCCGAGGAAGTCTGGGACACGATGGTGATGTCTGTGCGTCTCGGGCAGGACACGCGCATCCTGGCTACGACCACGCCAAAGCCTAAGCCGCTGATCAAGACCCTGGTCAAGGATCCTGACACGGTGATCACGACGGCAAGCACCCTCGTGAACCTGGACAACCTGTCGCCGGAATTTGCGCGGCGAATTATGAAATACCAGGGGACCAAGATCGGCAGGCAGGAGATCTACGCCGAGCTGATCGACGCCGAGGAGGGCGGCATCATCAGCCGTAGCTGGCTCAGGCTTTGGCCGAGCGACAGGCCCCTGCCGATGTTTCAGTACATTGTCGCCTCGATTGACCCGGCATTCAGCGAGGAGGCCTACGACAAGAAGAAGCAGGCGACGGACCCGAGCGCGATGTCTGTCTGGGGCTGCTTCAAGCACCCGAAGACGCACAAGCCGGGGATAATGCTGCTCGACTGCTGGGCAGAGCGGCTTGGGCTGCCGGATCTTGTCAAGAAGGTGACCGACGAGACCGACCGACAGAAAATCAGGTACGGCCAGAGCGACCGGCGCCCCCTGATCATGCCGGTGCGGGGGCCACGGGCGACTATGGACGTCGGCAGGCCCATCGACTTGATCGTGATCGAGGGCAAGGCGAGCGGCAAGTCCCTGCGTCAGTACCTCGCCAAGGCGGCCATTATGACGCAGGAATTCAACCCCGGCATGGCCGACAAGCTGACCCGCGGCCACGTCGTCAGCCCCATCGCGAAGGAGGGCCTAATCTGGATCCCAGAGTCAGCGAAGAACGCCGGGAAATTTATGACGTGGGCCGAGCCACTGATCGAGCAAGTGTGCAGCTACAGTGGGCCTGGTAGCGTGGTACACGACGACCTGTACGATACCTTCACGCAGGCCCTGCGGGTGATCGACTGGCAGTGGCTGCACTACCTTGAGCAGGAGGCAGCGAACAAGAAAAAGGTCGGACCTGATACAATAGCTCGATCCCGCCGACATCCCACGAACCCCTACGCCGCGTAACTTATGCCCTCAGAATCCGAGACGCTACAGTCCCTCAACGTCGATGCGCCCGACCTCGACCAACTGAGCGACATCGCGACCGACGCCGTGGAGCGCAGCGAGGGCCGTGTGCCGACTGACGCCGACACCACGGAACTGGACGACGGCGGCGCGATCATCCAGATGCACGACGATAAGGAGGTGGAGCGTGCTCAGGAGTTCTACGCGAACCTGGCTGAGGAAATCGATGAATCGACGCTGAACGACGTCGCGGTGAAGCTGTTGGACCTGTTCGACAAGGACATCGAGAGCCGGAAGGACCGCGACAAGCAGTACGAGGAGGGCCTAAAGCGTACCGGATTCGCCAACGACGCCCCCGGCGGCGCGTCTTTCGAGGGGGCCAGCAAGGTCACGCACCCGATGATTGCCGAGGTCGCCATCGACTTCAGCGCACGAGCCATCAAGGAATTGTGGCCTGCTGGTGGCCCGTGCAAAGACAAGATCATCGGCGAGCCGGACGACAGGAAGGAGGAGAAGGCCAAGCGCAAGGTGCGCTACATGAACTGGCAGATGACTGAGCAGCTCCCGAGCATGCGGTACGAGCTGGAGCAGATCCTGACCCAGGTGCCGATGGGTGGAGTGCAGTACTCCAAGCTGTGGCAGGACGTGAAGCGTCGTCGGCCGGTACACGAGCCGGTATGGGTGGACGAGATCGTCCTGCCATTCAGTGCGACGGACTACTACAGTTCCCCCCGGAAGGCCCACATCCAGAAACTCGACAAGTTCACGTTCGATGACCGTGTCCGGAGCGGCATGTACCGTGACGTTGACACGATTGCCATTGTCACCGCCCCGGACCAGACCAGGGCCGAGAAAGCCAACGACAAGATCGAGGGCAAGGCGCTGCAGGCAGAAAACGTGGACGGGCAGCGCATCGTGGTCGAGTTCGCGGTTCAGTACGTCGTACCAGACGCCTACCGCAAGATTGACGACATCACCGAGACCGACGAAGGCCCCGCGCCGTACCTCATCAGCATCGACAAGGAGACCAGACGTGTCCTTAGCATCTACCGTAACTGGGACGAGGACGACGAGAACATGGACGAACTCGTCCACATCATCGAGTGGCCGTTCCTACCCTGGCGTGGAGCCATGCCTATCGGTGCACCCCAAGTTTTGGGAGGAATTGCAGCGGCCGCAACAGGAGCTCTACGGGCGCTGCTTGATTCTGCCCTCATCAACAATTTTCCCGGAGGCGTACACCTCAAGTCAGGACCAGTTGGAGGCCAGTCTGTCCGAGTAGAGGCGGGCCAGACGAATGAAATCGACGGCGGGATCATGCAGGATGACATCCGCAAAACCTTCATGCCGACGCCGGTCAACCCGACGAGCCAGGTGCTGCTGGAGTTGATGCAGTTCCTGGTCGAGAGCGGCAAGGAGGTCGTCAAGACCACGCTCGATGAAGCCAACGACAACGCCAACGTGCCGGTCGGGACGATCATGGCCCGCATCGAGCAGCAGATGGTCGTTTTTTCGGCGATCCACAGTCGCCTGCACAATACGATGGGTAAGCTGCTCAAGGTACTGCACCGGCTGAACGCGACGTACCTGAAGGACAAGGACGTCGTCGCCCAGACCGGCGAGCAGATGGTCTTCAAGGCCGACTTCGACGCGCCGGACGACGTGATCCCAGTCAGCGATCCTGAGATATTCAGCGAACTGCAGCGCATCGCCCAGGTACAGACGGTGGCCCAGCGGGCGCAACTATTCCCGCAACTCTATGATCAGGTGAAGGTTGAGAAGTCGATCTTGAAGATGATGAAGATCAGCAACCCGGAGCAGTACCTGAAGCCGCAGCCCGAGCCGAGGCCGCTGAATGCGATCAACGAAAACATCGCCGCGAGCTTAGGTCAACCGATTACCGCATTCCCAGACCAGGACCATCTTGGCCACATCCAGGCGCACATGTCGTTCATCGAGGATCCAATGTTCGGCGCGAACCCACTCATGGCCGCCCAGGCTATCGGTGGTATACTCCAAAACGTCAAGGAGCACATGCTGTTTTGGTACGGCATGGAGATCCACAGAATCGCGAGCGAGGCGGCAGGGACAGACGTCAGCCAGTTTATGACGATCAAGGACGCCGAGGTTCAAACCAAGTTCGACGGGCTGCTCGCCGCGGCCACGCAGCACGTACACGCCGAGAGCGTGTCGGTCTTCGCCAAGCTCCCGCCCGCGATCCAGCAGGCCCAGGCCATGCTCAAGCAGTACGCGCCGCCGCCGCCGACAGACCCCGGCCAGGTGGCGATGGCGAAGGTCAACGCGGACCAGGCGCAGGGTGCGGCGGAACTGCAGCAGAAGGCGCAGCAGGACGCCCAGGAGAATGCACTCAAGCAGGCGGAAATGGCGCAGGACGGCCAGACCGCGCAACAGGACAACCAGACCGACGTCCAGACGAACGCGGCCGACAACCAGACGAAGGTCCAGGTGGCGGGCGCGAACAACCAGACGAAGCAGCAAGTGGTGCAGTCCCAGGACGCCACAAAACTGACCGTAACTGCCGAGGACAACAGGGTCGCAGAAGAGATCGCCGGGGCAGAGATAGCCGCGGGCAAGAGCACCAACATCAAGGACGGCCAGGCCGTCGACAAGAAACCAAC